GTGGCAAAGGAACGGCATTGAAACTGAAAAAAGGTGGCATGAAGAAGTTTGCTACTGGCGGTTCAATTCCTAGCGAAACGACTTCTGGTTCTTACGACACCACATTAGTGCATCAAGCCAAACCTGACAATTCGCCAGCAAAAACTGGTGGTGTGCGTTATGGCAACGCTGGTGGCTTCAAAAAGGGTGGAAAGACTAAGTTTGCAACTGGTGGCGTGGCTAAGTCCAACGGCGGTGGTTATGCAACTGGTGGCTCTATTCCTTCAGAGACTACAAGTGGCTCATATGACACTACGCTGATGCATCAAGCAAAACCTGATCGCTCTAAGGCTGTAACAGGCGGAGTGCGCAACGGTAATGCTGGTGGTTTCAAAATGGGGGGCAAAACCTCAAAAAAAGCCTACGCGACGGGGGGAACTGTTGATTCAGGTCGCGCCGTCGCAATGCCGCAAGGCAATAAGCCAGTCCCTGCACCAGTAGCAATTAGTCGCTTATCTGGCACTTACAAAAAGGGCGGTAAGGTAACTCCTGCGGAAGCACGCTTGTTGAAAAACAACGCCGCGGAGAACTTTATGTCCATGCGAGATGCCAAAAAGGATAGCAACCTGAAATATGGTTCGCCTAAACGCATGGCTGGTGGTGGTACTCCTTCTACCAAAGAGTTGGAAGATATGTCCAATGGCGCGTATGACGCTCACTATGCCAATGAAAGGGCAGAAAACGAGTCAATGCGCAACATGATTCTTGACCCGCTCAAGAGTCTTGGACAGCACGTTATGCGTTCTTTTGACCCAGAGGGTTACTTCAAGGGCGATGAGCGCAAGAAGTTGTTTGAGGGCGAGTCTCGTAGATACATGGCTGACAAGATAAGGGCAGATCGTGCGAACAAAGCACCGGGTGCTGTAACGCAGACTGAAAAGTCTGTAACTGTTACGCCAGCAGGAAAGAAACGCGGCGGACGCGCTTGTTGAAAACGAGTGGGGGCTTCGGCTCCCACTTCTAATTGGAGATTTATATGGCTATTACGGCTACATCACAAACATTGTTTGATGGCGAACGAGTTGCCATCATGAAGTTCTATGCGTCTATGGGCGCAACAGAGAATGAAACTAACGTCGTCAAAGTCAACCCTGCAAACTTGTTGCCATCCAACGCAGGTGGCGCTTGCGACGCTGTGAGCATTTTAAAAGTTACTGCATTGACGCATGGTCTTGAAGTTCAAATGAACTGGGTTGCTACCGCTCCTGTGGTTATTGAAGTTATCCCACAAAACACTCAATACACACAAGACTTTTCCTCTTTTGGCGGATTGACTAACAACGCTGGCGCAGGTAAGACTGGTTCAATTTCTTTCAGCACTTTAGACGGTGGTGCTGGGGATACATATACAGTCATTCTTGAGATGCAAAAACATTACGTTAATCCGTTAGGTTAATCATGCCAAGCAAGTCACCAGCCCAACACAATTTAATGGCGGCGGTCGCACATAACCCTGCGTTTGCTAAAAAAGTTGGTATACCTCAAAGGGTTGGCAAAGAATTTAATGAGGCTGACAAAGGTAAAAAATTTAAAGGAGGCGGCTTGTATGACAACATTAATGCAAAACGTGAAAGAATTTCTGAAGGCTCTGGCGAAAAAATGCGCCGAATTGGTAGCAAAGGTGCGCCAACGGCTGAAGCCTTCCGAGAGTCAGCCAAAACAGCCAAAGTAAAATGAGCAAGAAGAATGTAAGTCTTGCAGTTGGTCGCGGTGAAAAGTTGTCTGTTGAAAAAGGTGCTGGATTAACAGCCAAAGGTAGGGCAAAATACAACCGTGAAACTGGGAGTCATTTAAAGGCTCCACAGCCAAAAGGTGGCGCTCGAAAAGACTCATTTTGCGCACGCATGAGCGGCGTTGTAGAACATTCAAAAGGGGACGCACCACGCGCTAAGGCATCGCTGAAGCGGTGGGACTGCCCCGGTTGGTAAAAGGATAGGTAATGGCTTACTCAGGAACCGTCGGCACAACCGTTATCAACGTCCAAACGCTGATAGATCACGGCGCACGTCGGTGTGGAAAGTTAGCCGAAGAATTAACCTCTGAGCAGGTTCTTTCTTCTCGTCAATCTCTTTTCTTTTTGTTGTCCCATCTTGCCAACATTGGCATAAATTATTGGGCAATCAGCAAAAAAGTCTTTGGTCTGAACGCTGACCAGTACATTTACTCTATGCCATTGGGCTGTATTGACGTTTTGAACGTGCTTTACCGCACAATAAACCGTCCAAATGGTGCTTATACGACCTCTGCCGGCGGTGTGGTGGCAAATGTGTATGACGGCGATGTCAATACTTATTGCCAGCAAACGTCAACAAACGGCAATATTGCGGTCAATTTTGGCTCTAGCAACCCCATTTATATTGGCTCCATTGGCTTTTTACCCTATGTAGCGAGTAATGGATCAGCCACTTGGTCAATTGCGTTGGAATACTCCACTGACAATTCAACATGGACTATGTTGCAAGATTTAGGAACCATTGTGGTTTCTAACAATGAGTGGGTGTGGACTGACATCGACCCCGGCGAGTCGGTCGCCTACTACCGCATTCGTGCATATAACGGCACAACATTGGCTTTGCGTGAGTTGTACTTTGGTAATAACAGCCGCGAGATTCAAATGGCTCGCTTGAACCGTGACGACTACACCAATCTGCCAAACAAGAATTTCACAGCCAATCAGCCCTATCAATTTTGGTTTGACCGAACAATCCCACAGGCTACGGTTTATTTGTGGCCTACGCCAAGCGATCCGTTCATTCAAATGACGGTGTGGTATCAGCGCCAGATCATGGACGTTGGTGCGCTTACTGACGAATTAGAAGTCCCACAACGCTGGTATGAGGCTGTTGTGTTTATGCTGGCTCACCGTATGAGCCTTGAATTACCGCAAGTAGCATCGGATCGAACTTTATACCTTGAGAAGATGGCTGACCGTTTCTACTCTGAGGCCGAGGCAGAAGAGCGCGATAAGTCGCCAATCTACCTTGCCCCTAACATTTCGGTGTACACAAGATAATGCCAGTCTTTCTTGACACAATGGGTTTGACATCGGTTGCCATTGCGGTATGCGATAGGTGCAAGATGAAAGTGCCTTTTGTGACATTGGTGGCGGACTCCAACGCGCCCGGCTTACGGGTCTGTGCGGAGCGTGGGTGTAAAGACCAACTTGATCCTTATCGACTTCCCGCTAGAAAGACTGAGCGCATTAATCTTAGATTCCCACGTCCTGATGTCAGCGTTGCCGCAAACGACAACTTCTTGATGACAGGTAGCAAAAACCTTGATGGTTCGAGCCAATTCCAGATTTCTACGGAGCAGAACACTCAGACTCCTACAAATACTGGAAACAAAGATACTATTGCTCCGAACCCTCCAGACAATACGAGTACATAAATGTCAGCACAAGTCGTCATTACCCAACTCCCAGCCGCTGGTGCTCTAACAGGCGCAGAGGCGGTTCCTATTGTCCAAAATGGAGTGACAGTTCAGACTACGACTGGCGCAATTGCCGTCCAGCCTACTCAGACTCAGACGTTTTTAACGGCAACACAGCAAACTTCGTTACCTAATAGCCGTTATGTAACCGCTGGCACTGGTTTGTCTATTACCGATGGTGGCGCAGGCTCCTTTTTTAGGGTAAATCTTACAGATACCGCCCTAAGCCTCGATAACGCTTCTGGTGGCATTATTGTGAAGGATTCGGCTACTACGGTAGCCTCCCGCTCAATTGCGGTCTCTGGCAACGGTTTAAGCGTTTCTAATGCAAATGGCACTGGTGGCAACCCAACATTAGCCTTGAGCGGTCTGCCTGCTACTTTGGCTAACCTCTCTGGCTCTGGAATGCTTGCCATTATTAGTGGCACCAGTATTAACCCTCGAACCATTACTGGTACATCAAATCAAATTACGCTGACAAATGGGGATGGTCAGTCTGGTAACCCGACGATTGCTTTGGCTAATAACACGGTGATGCCCGGCACTGGAGGTATGGTTGTACCTATTGGAACAACTGCCCAACAGCCAGTAGGTACGGCTGGGCAGATTCGTTATAACAGTGAAACCAATGCGTTTTACGGATACGCCTCTGGCGCATGGAATGCTTTTACTCTGGCTGGCGGTGTTTCAACCTTTAGTGCAGGCGCAACAGGTTTTACGCCATCCTCGGCGCAATCTGGAGCAATAACTCTTGGTGGAACTTTAAACGCCGCAAACGGCGGAACTGGTGCAACCTCGTTGACGGGTTATGTGTATGGCAACGGCACTGGCGTAATGACTGCCAGCACCACCATACCAAGTACGTCAATTACTGGGTTAGGCACTATGTCTACCCAGAATGCAACCAGTGTTGCAATTACGGGCGGTACGATTGTTGGTGTAGCAATTAACAATTCTGTAATCGGCGGAGCCACTCCTGCGGCTGGTACTTTCACTAGCGTGGCGATGACGACTGGAACAATTACAACTGCGCCTGCTACCGATAACGATATTGTCAACAAGTTATACGCGGATTCAATTGCGTCTGGCATCAACTTCCATGCGGCTTGTAACTATGCAACAACCGCAGACCTTGGTACTGTTACTTACAACAACGGTTCTTCTGGTGTTGGCGCAACACTAACCAAAACCGCACCCCTTTCTGCCTTATCAATTGATGGCTCAACGCCAGCGGTTGGTAACCGTATTTTGGTCAAAAATGAGACCAATGCCGCCTATAACGGTATTTATACAGTGACTGTCGTAGGTTCTGGCGCTACGGCGTGGGTAATGACTCGCGCCACTGACTATGACACCAGCGGTACTGGAACCAACGAGATTGACCAAGGCGACTACGTTTTGGTGCTTGCTGGTACTGTAAACGCCAATACATCATGGGTTCAGCAAACTGCATTGCCTATTGTTGTTGGCACAACTGCGTTGGTTTGGACGCAGTTTGGTGCGGCAACTGTCTACACCGCTGGTACAGGGTTAACTCTTGCAGGCAATGTTTTTAGCATAACCAACACAGCGGTGACTGCGGCAACCTATGGTTCTGCCTCTCAAGTTCCTGTTTTGACGGTAAATGCGCAGGGTCAACTGACTGGCGTAACAAATACTTCAATTGCCATTGCTTCTGGCGCTGTATCAGGTCTTGCGCCCTCTGCAACGACTGACACGACCAATGCATCCAACATCACTTCTGGAACGCTCCCTACGGGTCGTTTGAGCGGTTCTTACACTGGTATTACTGGTGTCGGTACGCTGGCGGCGGGAACTTGGAACGGTACAGCAATTGGCGTGGCTTACGGTGGCACGGGACTAACTGCAACTCCGACCAACGGTCAATTGCCTATTGGTAATGGTACTGGCTACTCTTTGGCTACCCTAACAGCAGGAACTAACGTCAGCATCAGCAATACGGCTGGTGGCATCACGATCTCTGCGACACCTTCCGCTGGCGGTACGGTTTCGTCAGTTGCCATGACTGTGCCATCTTTCTTAACGGTAACAGGCTCGCCAATCACTACAAGCGGCACTTTGGCTGTGAGTTTGTCTGGTACAGCCCTTCCAGTTGCAAACGGTGGTTCTGGTGCTACAACGCTGACTGGTTACCTGTACG